ACAAACAAAGTTAATATAGAATTTTTAAGAGAACAATTAGATAAAGCATTATCAGATATTGAAATGTTAAAAGATAAAGTTAGACAAAACGGGAGTCATCAATGATTTTAGAAGTTGTAGCTCTTCTTATGATAATTGACGGAGAGATTAAAGAACACCGAATTCAGATTGATCCTGGCACAGGTAAACCTTCAATGTCAATGTGCTTGAAAGGTAAGAGGCATGCTAAGAGACAGGACAAGGGTGGTAATATTCAGCACCAGTGCATCAAGTCGATGGCTGAGGTCGAGTCGAACATAGACGGATCTTTATCAATTAAAAAATTAATATTGGAGTAATTATGGAATTAACACGAAATTTTAGTTTACAAGAATTAATTAAATCCGACACAGCGATAAGGTTGGATATAAATAACAATCCAAACTCAGGTCAGATAGAAAAATTAAAAGCACTATGTGAAAATATACTGCAACCGGTACGTGACCACTTTGGCAGAGTAAAAGTGACTAGTGGGTTCCGTTCAGAACAGTTATGCCTAAAAATAGGCAGCTCAGTTAATAGCCAACATGCAAAAGCTGAAGCGGCAGATTTCGAATGTATGGGTGTTGATAATGCGGAATTAGCTGATTGGATTAACAAAAACCTAGACTACGATCAATTGATCTTGGAGTTTTACACTCCTGGCGAACCTAACTCGGGCTGGATACACTGTAGCTACACTACAGAACAACCAAGAAAACAGTTCTTGCATGCATACAAATCTGAAGGTAAAACAAAATATAAACCAGTTATAGGAAAGGCTGTAGATCTTTTTTGATTTTTACCAAAAAAACTGACGGTAAGATAGAGGTTCCTTACTTTTTTTATGAGGGTAAGTTTAAAGAAATAAATACAAATTATTTTATTAATGCTATAGAAGAAGGTCTAAAATTAGAAGATAATAAATCTTTTCAAACTAATATAAAAGGTTTTATGACAAACTGGACTTATTTCAATAATGATTCAGAATTAAATAAATTACTTTGGCCTATTTTAGATGTTGTTGATTTAGAAATTCAAAAAAGACCTTATCGTGTAACTGAGTCATGGGGTTTCAAAAATGGTTTAGGTAATTACACTGTTCAACACGACCACTCAAAAAACAACACATTTGCATCTGGAGTCATTTATTTAAACGAACACCCTCAACTGTTAAATTTTCCTGCAATAAATAAAACAGTCAAACCAGAAATAGGTGCAGTTGCACTTTTTAGTTCTTTTCTTTTTCACGGATGTGATAGAAATTTAGTAGATAAACAAAAATATGGAATTAGTTTTAATTTAGCTATTGATTCATAATGGTTCACGGATTTGATATACCAGATAATATATATAAAAAACTTTTAAGTTTTTATCAGGATAAATCAGAAAAATTTAATTCAAATCTTGCTGGTAATATAAGAGAAGAATATTCTTTGATGAAATATAGTGGAGAAGTTCAACCTTTTATTATAGAACAATTATTTAAGATAGAAGATTTAGTTGAGCATTTTAATAAAATAGATGTGCTATATCCAAATTCAACAAATTTAATTTTAAGCACTTTTTGGGTAAATTTTCAAAAAAAATATGAATTTAATCCTATTCATAATCACGCTGGAATTTTTAGTTTTATTTTTTTTATTAAAATACCTTATTTAGCTGAGGAGGAAAGATTAATATCTCCTGGAAAGGATGCTCACGGGGATAGATCTGGTAAACTTAGTTTTTTTCATTTAGATTCAACTTCAAGAGGTGGTATAAAAGAAACAACATTAGATGTAGATAAAAAATGGGAAAAACGTGGTTTAATATTTAGATCAGATTTAAATCATTGTGTTTATCCTTTTTTTAGTGAGGGAGAAAGAATCACTATGTCTGGAAACATATCACTGTTTAATGGTATAAATACGAAAGGATAATTATGGCAATAGGTAGATCACAAATTACAAAACAAGTAGAAGGTAAATTAAGAGGTGCGAGAGATGAGAAAAAGAAGAAAAAACGTGTCATCGCCAAACTATATCGCAAAAAGTCTAAGGTCTTCAAAGTTTAGTCAAAAAGTGATACAATCCAAGAAATTGTACAACCGTAAAAAGGATATTAATGGCTACTTCAGGGACAACAGCATTTAATTTAAATATAGATGAAGTTATTGATGAAGGTTACGAAAGATGTGGCTTATCTACAAATGCAGGCTATGATTTAAGATCTGCAAGAAGAAGCCTTGATCTATTATTTGCTGAATGGGGAAATAGAGGAATACATCTTTGGAAAGTAGCTCTTCATGAGGCAACTTTAGTTAGTGGACAAGCAGAGTATTCTGTTGCATCTGATGTTAGTGATGTTCTTGAAGCTTTTGTATCTTCAACTGCAGCATCTGCTAATAGTGTTAACACTCAAGATGTGTCTTTAACTAAAATAGATAGATCAGCTTATGCAGCTTTGCCTAATAAATTAGCTCTTGGACAACCTTCTCAATATTATGTTGAAAGGTTAACAACACCTAAAATTTATTTATATCAAGCACCTGATTTAAATACTTACACCACACTTAAATATTATGTAATAAAAAGAATTGAAGATGCAGGAGCATACACTAACGATGCTGATGTTGCATATAGATTTTTACCATGCATGTGTGCAGGCTTAGCTTATTATTTAGCTATGAAAAAAGCTCCATCATTGGTTCAACAAAATAAATTGATATATGAAGATGAATTAAAAAGAGCATTAGATGAAGATGGTCAAAGAACATCTACATATATTACACCTCAATCATTTTACCCCAACGGAATATAATTATGGCTAAATGGGCAACAGGAAAAAGATCACAAGCAATATCAGATAGATCAGGGATGGCTTTTCCATATACTGAAATGGTTAAAGAATGGAATGGTTCTCTAGTTCATTATTCAGAATTTGAACCTAAGCACCCACAGATAAGAAGAAAATATAATGTGTCAGATGCAATTGCTTTACAAAATTCTAGAAATATGAAATTTCAACAACCAAAAACTGTTGCCAGTAATGATGTAACGTTAGCTAATTCTGGAGGGATTATGGTTGGTGTAGCAAATTTAACTTTACCTGGTGACTTTGCTTTTAAAACACAAGATTTTGAAATTACAAGAAATGGTGTGACATCTATTTTACATAGTATGATCCCAGAAGATCCTGCGTTGCAAAACAGAAGAAGATCTTTGTCAGCAATAGTTGGAAACGTAACAGTGAGTATAACATAATGGCCATAGCTTATTCAGATTTTTTAACACAGATAAGAAGCTACACTGAAGTAGATTCAAATGTTTTGTCAGATACATTAATTGATCAATTTATTAGAAATACAGAGTTAGATATTGCTGGTAAAGTTGACTACGATGATACAAGAAAATACGCAACTTCCTCTTTTGTTGCTAACCAAAGATATATATCTACTCCTGCGGATTTTTTAGTTATAAGATCACTTCAAGTTTTTGCTGATGCTTCAATTACAAGTGCAAGAACATTTATGGAAAAAAGAGATACAAGTTTTATTTCTGAATACAATTCTTCTGGTGCTACTGGGCAACCAAAATATTATGCAAATTGGGACGATAATACAATTGTTGTGGCTCCAACTCCAAACATTGCATACGGTGTGCAATTAAATTACATAATAAGCCCACCTCATTTCAATAGCACAACGGTAACTTTTTTGTCTCAATACCAACAAGGGATGTTGTTACATGGAGTTCTTACAGAAGCTTTCTCATATCTGAAAGGCCCCCTAGATATGTACAATTTATATAAAACAAAGTATAATGAAGAAGTTCAAGCTTTTGCTATCCAACAAATGGGTAGAAGAAGAAGAGCTGAATACGATGATGGAGTTCCAAGAATAAAAGTGGATTCACCATCACCATAAAATTTATAAGGAGATTAATATGGCTATAACAACTAATGCAATTTGTGATTCTTTCAAAAAAGAATTACTTCAAGGAAAACATGATTTTGACACTTCGTCAGATACATATAAACTAGCACTTTACACAAGCTCTGCTACTTTAGGGAAATCAACTACAAACTATTCTACTTCAAATGAAGTTAGTAACTCAGGTCAGTATTCTGCTGGTGGTGGGACGTTAGTTAACCAAGGTGTTAAAGTTTCATCAAGTGTGGCAATAACAGATTTTGCAGATCTTTCTTTCACAGGCGTTACTCTTACTGCAAGAGGAGCACTTATTTATAATACAACGACTGATGGTGGTTCTAACACTACTGACGCTGTAGCTGTATTAGATTTTGGTGGAGATAAAACAGCGACTTCAGGAACATTTACTATCCAGTTTCCTGCATTCACTACATCTGCAGCAATCTTAAGACTTACGTAAGGAGTTTAAATGGCACTTGTTGTCAACGACAGAGTTAAAGAAACAAGTACAACTACTGGGACGGGAACAATAAACCTAGCTGGTGCTTCACTTGGTTTTGAAACATTTGTTGCAGGAATAGGAAACTCAAATACAACTTACTATGCTATCGTTAATGAAAACGGTGAATTTGAAGTTGGACTTGGTACTGTTACAGATGCTGCTCCAGATACTTTAGCTAGAACTACAGTAATTTCATCATCTAATAGTGACTCTGCAGTTAATTTTTCTGCAGGCACTAAAGATGTTTTTTGTACTTTACCTGCATCTAAATCAGTCATATTAGATGCAAGTGGAAACATCGTTGCAAATAATGGAAGTGCTTTAACAAATTTAAACGCAAGTAATTTAGCTTCAGGAACTGTTCCAAACGCAAGACTAGATGCGCAACTACAAGATGTTGCTGGATTAGCAGTAACTAACGGTAATTTTATTGTTGGAGACGGAGCTAATTTTGTTGCTGAATCAGGAGCTACAGCAAGAGCCTCCTTGTCTTTAGATACAGGAGATGATGTTCAATTTGATAGTTTCGGGGTTGGAACTGCAGCTTCAGGAACCACTGGTGAAATAAGAGCAACGGAAGATATTACTGCTTTTTATTCTTCTGATAAAAATTTAAAAGAAAACATAAAAAATATTGAAAACCCAATCGAGAAAATTCAAAAAATAAATGGAGTTACTTTTGATTGGACAGATGAATATATAAAAAATCATGGTGGTGAGGATGATTACTTTGTAAGAAAAAATGATGTAGGTGTTATAGCACAAGAAGTAGAACAAGTTTTACCACAAGTTGTAGCAACAAGAGAAAACGGTACTAAAGCAGTTAAGTACGATAGAATATGCGCATTACTCATAGAGTGCATAAAGGATCTTAAAAAAGAAATAGAAGAACTTAAATCAGGAGCCTAGAAAATGGCTTTTGGAATAACAGCATTTGCAGAATCGCCTTTTGCGGCAACTGGTTCAACCAGCATTAACGTTGCTGTAACTGGCATAGGACTTACAGGTAGCATAGGATCTGCCACAGGTGTACCAGGAGTATTAGCTTCTCCATCTGGTATTTCACTAAGTGGAAGTATAGGTTCAGTATCAATAGTTGGTACAGCAAATATACAACCAACTGGACAGACATTAACAGGTTCATTAGGAAGTTCTGTTATCAAAGGAGATGCAAATGTAAGTGTAACTGGAGTTCAAATTACAGCTACTCTAGGAGAGGAAGATATATTTTCAGGGGTTGTTGCATTTGCTACTGGGTCAACTTTAACTGGAAGTTTAGGATCAGTTTTTGTAACTTCTCCTACAAGTGTTTCTTTAACAGGTCAATCAATAGCTTCTTCAATAGGCACTGCTGTTGCTAATCTAAACCAAGAAGTAGATGTTACTGGTTTAAGTATATCTATGGGCCTAGGTGAAGTTGACGTAGATGATGCAAGTGCAGAAGTTACTGGTATTTCTATGAGTGCTTCATTAGGAAGTATTAGCTTAGATATTTGGACATCTGTAGATACAGGTGTTGATGTAACTTGGGTAGAAGTTGACACGGCAGCATGATGAAATTATTATTAAAAAAGGAATAAAATAAATGACTTTACCAACTACAAATTTAGCAATGTCTGCAATTCAAACAGAATTTGGTGGATCAAATCCTATATCACTTTCAGAATATTATTTAGGTGGTTCCAATGTTAAATCAGGATCACCAGCACCAAATGGACCAATACCATCAAGTGGCGCAATAAATATGGGTGTGTTTAGAGGTGCAGAGCAATTGCCTTATACTTTACAATATTTAGTTATTGCGGGTGGAGCTTCAGGAGGAGTAGGCCGTGGAGGTGGAGGAGGTGCAGGAGGATATAGAAATTCTTATGCAACCGAAACATCTGGAGGAAACTCAAGTACAGAATCCACTCAAACATTAAACGTAGGAACTGTTTACACTGTTACAGTAGGGGGTGGTGGATCCCGTGTTAACAATGATAACAGAGGAAACAATGGAAGTAATAGTCAAATTTCAGGCTCATCTTTTACAACCGTCACTTCAACTGGAGGTGGATCTGGGGGAGGTTGGTCTAGTATCAACGGTGCTTCAGGGGGTTCAGGAGGAGGAGCTTCTCCTAACGGAAGTGGCTCTGGAGGATCTGGTACATCTGGTCAAGGATTTCAAGGCGGTAATGCTTCAGGAGGAACGCCAAACGGAAGTGGTGGCGGTGGAGCAGGCGCAGGAGGTCAAAACGGTGGAGGAAGTGGAGCTGGTGACGGAGGAAGCGGTTTATCTTCTTCGATCACTGGCGGAAGTGTAACTCGAGGCGGTGGCGGAGGTGCTGGGTCTCAAGGGGGTACTGCGGGAGCTGGTGGATCTGGAGGAGGAGCAACAGGTTCTACTGCGACTGGTGTTCCTGGAGGAAACGGTTCTTCTAACACAGGCGGTGGCGGAGGAGGCGGAGAAGGTTTCGCTGGACCTTCAGGAAATGGAGGATCAGGTAAAGTTGTTCTACGTGTTCCAACCGCTTATTACTCAGGAACTACATCTGGTTCCCCATCAGTTTCAACGTCAGGAAGTGATACAATAATGCAATTTAATGGAAGTGGAAGTTACACTGGATAATGGCTCATTTTTCAAAAATAGATTCGAATAATATTGTTGTACAAGTTGATATTGTCGATAATGAAATTGCTGTATCTGAACAAGCAGGTAAAGATTTTTTAAATAATTTATATGGCACCAATGATGTTTGGATA